GCACCACTGCATCACAACCGTGCATCAGCCCCTGTGACCGTTCACAGACTGTCATGCACAGGTGGGATGCTTTACCCCTCGAGCGCAGCCACGCAGTCGGCCAGCGCATCAGTGTTCAGGTGCAGGTACCGCTGCACTGCAGCCAGTGACGACCATCCACCGAACTGCATCAGCTTCTGCAGGGGGATGCCGCTCGAGGCCATCTTGCTGGCGCACGTGTGCCTGGTGCAGTGAATGGTCAGTTCCTCGTCATCGGCCAGGCCCATCGATGCCTTGGCTGCATTGAACAGCCGTTCAAATTGCCAGTACCGGTACGTGAACACCCGATGGGTTCTGACGGCAGGCAGCCGGCGCTCAAGGATCTCCACCGCACGCCGGGTCAAGCCAATGGACCGCGGCTGGTTGTTCTTGGTTTTCCAGAAGGTGACGCGGCGTTTGGCCAGGTCCACGTCCTGGCCCTTGAGGCGTTCGATCTCACCCCAGCGAGCGCATGAATCCAGCAGCAGGTGAAGGACATCACAGGCCTCCGGTTCGCCCACGGCCACGAAGTATTGGCAGAACAGGGCCTGCTCGTCTTCGGTGATCACCCGATCGCGGTGGTTGTTCTCCTTCAGCTGTTGGGGGATGCCAGGCATGGCCGAGAGGTGGCCGCGCAGCTGGGCATCACTGAGCATCGACCGCAAGGCCGAGACCTTCTTGTTGACAGTGGAAGGCCTGTTGCCCTTGGCCAGCAGTACCTGGCGCCACTCGTCCACCTTCTGGGTGGTGATCTCACTCACCAGGCAGCGCTCACCGAAGTGATCGAGTGCCGCCTTGCTGTTCATGATTGCGGTGCGCTCACCGCTGGTGCCGGCCCACCGCACGGTCAGGCTGAGCTGGCGGGCTTCCTTCAGGCTGAATGCTGTGGGCTCGGGCAAGGGGCTGGCAGTGCGCTGCAGCAGCGCTTCCAGCAGCTCACGTTTGCGTGCTGTGGCCTCGGCCTTGGTCTTGCACAGACCGGTCTTGCGGACGCCATCGACGCTGACATCAGCCAGCCAGCCATTGGCAGTTTTCCTGACGGTTCCAGGCATGGTCGTGGTGGTGGTTGTTGGGTGTTCACAGGCGCTCGAGGTTTCGCTTGAACGCCTGTCCGCGGGTGGTGAGCATCACCAGAAAGCGGCGGCCCTCTGCTGGGTCCCGCTCAACGGTGAGGAGGTTGTAGCCGGCTTGGCCTTTGCGGTTGATCGGGCCAAGCGCTTGGACGGTTCTGCTGATCGCTGAAGGCGACAGGTTCAGCGCTTCCTCAAGGTGCCGGAAGGTGCAGGGGCCATCCCTGGCCACCAGGACCAGCACCTGCGCGTGATGAAGCGGTAGGTGCGTTGGATCCAGGACTGCAAAAGCATCCAGACCACGGGCCAGCTGAGTGAGATCCAAGGCCCATACCGGTGGTGACACCTAGGACTCTGCCACCTGCGTGCATATGCCTGCATACCCTTTTGCGTTTTGCTTATGCGCACCTCAAAGCCTTGCCACCACTGGCCGCAGGGGATCTCAAGGTCAAGCAAAGCAAAGGACTCGCAGGGCATGGGCACATACCCGGAATCCCCAGTGGTACCTAGGTCAGTTGGCATGGTTTTGGCCATCACCGGTGGGACCTTCCACCCCTACGGCGGCGTGCTGCCGTTCTGCAGAACCACTGCCGCTTTTCTGCAGCGCATCACTGCCGAATGCAGCACGCACCAGCGCCTTGCCTTCCTTGCTCAGAAAGAACTGCTGGCCCCTTTGGTGCGGGTGCCTGCGCATCTTGATCAGTGCAAAGGGCGATTCGATCCACACCCCATCGACGTACCGGGCACGACCCCGTAGCAGTGCTGCCATCCGTGCCACCAAGGAAGCAGCACAGGGCTCACCCGATGCCGTTGGCATGGCCTGCTGAAGGTCTTTCACGTTGTCCACACCTGATGCGATCAGCAGCAGCACTTCAGCCGCGCTGACCGGTATCGGCCGGCCTTCCTGCCGCAGGTTCGACAGCAACCCAGCAACCAGCAGCGGTGTGGTCATCGCTGACCCCACACCGCCAGCACCACGCCGGCCACTGCGCACGGCACTGCCAAAGCAAGACAGCCAGTGCTGGCAGCAGTCACCAGCAGCACTGCTGCAATCGATCCCCTCATCGGTCCTCACGGTTGGTGGTTGTTGGCCGGTTGTCACCGGTGCAACCCTTTTACCACTTGCTTGTCACTCGTGACAACCACTCGGGCACTTGTTCTGCCAAATGCCTGACCACTACAAGGTTGTTCGCGTGTCACCGACACGCTCACCCCTAGGCACTGGTCGGGCTTCGCCCTCCTCATCTGGCCAGCGGGCTCGCGCCCACCGGCCAACAGCCAACAGCCGACTACGTGAAGCGTCGGCTTCGCCTCCTGCACGCCCTTGACGACCGCACCCTTCCAACAGCCACAAGACGGAACGACATAAACACAGGCAGACAGAAACCCCTCCCAGCGCCTCCTGGCACCGTCTGCATTTGCCGTGCACCCCTGCAATGCGGGCATCCTGCGGGCATCCCCCGGGAACCCTGTTACAGACGCTTGTGGACACCTCTGGCCATTGGTGAACCGCCAAACGCTCGGGCGCGTGGCACATGCGCCTTGTCCAAAACTCAGCCGGCTCTGCCCGTCTTCAGCCCGAATCCTAGTCCTGCCAATGCTTCTCGGCCTCTGTCCAAACCGCTTGCGTACCTGTCGACGGAAAAAAAACAGGCCCCAGCATCCCCGCCAGCCCTGTCAGCGCATTTCAAATCTGCTCACAACCCAGTCACCGCCTGCCATCCCGCTTGCCCTCTGCCGCATTTCTGCCGATGGGGGTGCCAACCCAACCCGCACCCACCACAACCGGCCATCAGCCCTCACCCCTGGCACCACCACGGCACACCTCCAGCGGCACCCCAGCCACCCCCTGCCAAACCCACAGGGAAACCAACCGGGGGCCACGGGGGAAACGCAGACGGCCCACGTAGGGGGATACCACCACAACGCGAGCATCAAATCTGGGAATGCCCCCGAGATGGTCTGGTTTTCGTTCGGTACCGGCCGGGTTGTTTTGGGGTGTGTTGTGAGTTGGTCTCGTGTGCGCGCGAGGGATGGAATGAAGAAGATCTAAGAGGTTTGCGAGTTTTTGGAGTGGTGGGCAGGGGGGATGGATGCACCAGTGGCATCTTCAGGTACATTTGGCGAGAGCCGAGAGCCCGTCCCTATTGGCCCCGACTGAAAACTCGCGTACTGTTGAGCCATGGACGACCTTTGTGAAGGTGCATCCCAAAACCGGTTACCCCATCCACCAGCTGCTGTCCGAGCGCACCCTGCAACCGCGGGATGTGGCGGTTCTGTACTGCCTACTGGAGATGACCAACCCGGCAACGGGCAAGGCATCCATCCGTCCGAGCGTCCTGGCGGACAAGCTGAACATGCGTCGGCCGCACATGATCCACACCATCAGCCGGCTCAAGAAAGCCGGGGTCCTGGTGAACTGTCTGGACCCAGTGAGCGGGGAGGTGTTCTTCCGGTTCTGCCCCGCCTACGTCAGCGTCGGATCGGAGAAGACCCGCGGCAAGCTCTGGGCACAGTTCAGCGCAGCGATGGACGCCAACGCCGCCTGATCACCAACCTCGTCAACGACTGCGTGCCGGCACCTGACCGTGCTCGGTATCCCGATCCAGCTGACGACCCTGGCGTTTACGACTGGGACATCAAGTCAGCCCTGCGCAAATCCAGCACTCGTCCCGTCATCCGCCGTCCTGGCCCGACCGCTGAACAGATCAATCAGGAACTGGCAGAACGTGAGGCCCGTGATCAAGCTGCCAAAGCACGTCGCAAGCCATTCCTGAAGGCCTTGGGCCTCGACAACTGACTCCCAACAACCACCACCCAGCCATGACCCAACTCACCGTTCAAGACCTGAAGCACCGCCGCAGTGCAGCCATCGCTCAACGGCTGCGGTATTCCGAGCGTGCGGCCAAGGCCCGGTACTTCCGCAACAGCAACGGCCGTGATGCAGCCCAAGCTGCCAACTGGTCCCGCCAGATCGAACAACTCGAGGCACAGCTATCGGCCCTTGACCCCAGCTGGAACCGCGGCGAGCAGGGTGCCAAGGCTGCAGCTACCGGCTTCGGCGCGGTGCTGGCTGGCCTGATGGCCTTGGCCGTACTGACCGTGCTGGTGCAACACCCCAAGGCCCTGGTGGCATTGGCCGTGATCGGTGTGCCAGCTGCTGTGCTCGTGCTCGGCACCAGCGAGAAGCGCTAATCTCCACCTGTCATCACCAGGTCGTGCTGAGATGACACCACTTGGTTTTCGAGTGGTTGTTGGGAGGAGCCCTCATCACGACTGCAGGGTTGTGGTGGGGGCTTCTCTGCGCAGCAGAATGGTTGCATTGCACTGCTGCCATGTACATCCCCAACTTCACCCGGCTGCTGCTGGGCCTGGAAGACACCCCTGACCCGTCGCTGGCAGTGGTCCAGGCAGCAGTGGCGAAGACCGGCTTCACGGGTTACGTGGGCCCCGATTACAAGGCTGCTGCGCCTGCTCCCACCGGCACCGGCACTGGCACCGGTGGCACCAAGCCCTGATGAGCTGGGAACCACTCCCCGAAGAGCTGCTGCCCCTGCCGCATTTCTGCACCTACATGCTGCGGGAACTTGGTCTGGCTGATACGCCAACCAAGCAGCAGCTGTCGATCATCGACTACATGCAGAACGGTCCTGATCGGGCCATCATCACCGGCTTCCGTGGTGTGGCCAAATCCACCATGGCTGCGTTCTATGCATTGTGGCGATTACGGATTGATCCGTTCAACGAGAAGATCCTCATCCCTGGCGCCACCGCTGATAAAGCGATTGAGGTCACCACCTTCATGCTGCGCTGCATTCGTGACATCGATGTGCTGCAGTGCCTGATGCCCCGTCAAGACGGCCGTTCATCTGCCGTTGCCTTTGATGTGGGCCCCTCGATCGTGGATCAGAGCCCTTCTGTGCGGGCTGTTGGCATCCTGTCCCCATCGCTGACGGGTAAACGCTGCACCTGCTGCATCGCCGATGACATCGAAACCCTCAGCAACTCCATCACTCCGCTGAAACAGGAACGGCTGGCCACTGCCATCACCGAACTCGAGGCAATCCTCAAGCCGCGCACTGAAGAAACACTGCCCAGGAAGATCCTGTACCTGGGCACACCGCACCTGGAGTCATCGCTGTACCTGCGGCTGAACCGTGAACGCAATGTGGCGATGCGGTTCTGGCCTGCTCGTTATCCCAATCCCACGGATCCCGATGAGTGGGATTGCTACGACGGCAACCTTGACCCCCTGATTGCCCAGGAGGTGGAAGACGACCCATCCCTGGCGGGTGAACCGACTGACCCCGAACGGTTCGGCCACGATGAATTGATGGGCCGGGAGATGCGCATGACGCGCTCCTCCGTCCAGCTGCAGTTCATGCTCAATTGCCGCCTGTCCACCCTGGATCGGTACCCAATTCGCTTGGGTGATCTGATCGTGATGGACCTGGATGGCAAGGCATTGCCGGAAGTGATCAGCTGGGCGTCAGGGCCCGACCAGCGCATCCAGGATCTGGTCAGTGTGGGCATGGGCGCGGATCGCTACTACCACCGGCCGATGCTCACCCAAGGCTGGATACCGGCCTCTGAGACCTGGCGCTGCGTGCTGTCGATCGACCCGTCCGGCCGCGGCAGTGATGAGCTGGCCTGGTCGGTGTTGGCTGAGCTGAATGGCAACTTCTTCCTGCTGGATGCTGGCGGCACCACCCAGGGCTACGCCCCGCAGGTGCTGGAACTGCTGGCCAAGCTGGCCAAACGCTGGAATGTCACCCAGGTGGTGGCTGAGAGCAACATGGGCGACGGCATGTTCACTGCATTGCTCAGCCCGGTGTTAATCAAGCACCACCCCTGTGGCATTGAAGAGGTGCGTGTGGCGATGCAGAAGGAACGCCGCATCGTTGATACCCTCGCCCCACTTGTCCAGCAGCACCGCATGGTGGTGAGTGCTGAATTGATCCGCAAGGACTACCGTGATGCCGAACGTGACGCTGATAATGGTCATCAACGGTCACTGATGTATCAGCTCAGCCGTATAACGATAGAGCGCGGAAGCCTTTCTTTCGATGACCGCATCGATGCCCTGGCTTTGGCGGCTAAGTTTTTCACTGATGCCGCCGCCCAGGATCAGCAGAAAGCCCAGGCTTCCCGTCAGGACGATCTCGAAGACTGGTCGCGTCAAGCGTTCATGGATGAAACCGGCGCCAGTCTCGATGTTCTGGCGCTTGGTTTCAAGGCAGCTGCACCAGGCCGCTACTACGGCGGGGTCAAACGGCAGAAGGTGGGTTCTGGTTCCTGAGTGGCACCACCTTGTCCTGCAGTGCAGAGAAGTTCAGCTTCCCTGCCATCTTGCTTTTGAGCTTGCTGGTATCTGTTTCAGCCAGGTTCGCGGTAATGGCGTTTTGCTTGAGCAGTTGCAGCGCAACCCGGAGGTCGTCATTGCTGACGGGTTGGTATTCACCGTGCTCATTTTCGCTGCCATTCTCAACGCGTTCACGAACAGCGCGAACGACTGAAGCATGAAGCTCTTCTAGTTCCTTGCCGAGATCAGCCATACAGTGCACCCATGCAACCCTCCCACCAAGTATGACAATGGCTGATCAGGTCTTTCCGCCTGAACGCTGGGCTCAATTCTGGTCTGCGTTCAAGGCTGAACCCCAACAGCTGGCTGGCATCGAGGAGTTGCGCCAGGCCATTGCCCAGTCCGACCCGGCACTGCTGACG